GGTATCCAGTATATAGCATAGAGAAGATCCGCTCCTCAATAACCATACTGGGTGATTTAGATATTACCCCAGAAATCAGGTATATAAAGACATTATCGCTGTTTGCATTGATTTGCGCCAGCGATGATCCTTTCGTAGATGTCTTGCATGACTATTTAGTATTTCAGATGGATAAGATCCTGTATGAGAAATTAAATCAGAATGTATATCGCGAAGAGTTTGTACAATTAAGGGAATTGCTCGTAACAATGAGTTTAGTACCATCCAAGAAGGAAGCAATGACTTTGTGGTCGCGCCTCGAAAGCGGACCCTTACGAGAAGTTGTAGCAGAACAATTGGGACAAATTCAAGGTATGGATGAATTAGTGACACCGTTTCATCCTAGTGTCAAAATAATCGCGATGACAGATGCGCCATCAACGGAACAGATTGGAGAGGAAGTCGTACATTCGACAAACGTCGATAATGATAGCCTCGAGAGACAAGGATCACAATCCAATGCAGGTTCCCAGAAAAGACCTGCAGTTGTGTCCCATGCACGTAGAAAAGCTCCTGCAGGAGTTCCGGAATGTAAAAGTCCCGTACACACTTGCGATGCTTCCGCGACTCCACACATACCGTGTCATACCACTGGACTCGAAAGTTTACAGCGACATGTTGAAAAACTTGTCATTGATACGGATTTCACAGTGAACGCTGATCCAGCAGTTCACAACACTTTGTGTAAGTCCATCGCGGACGTGGAAGACCAAATGTCTCCAATCCAGTTGATTAAATTTAACTTGTCTTTAGCACAAGACTCGGGTCATCCCCAATCTGCCGGCGGCTATGCTCGCGCCGTGGCTGAACTCCCCCTATGGTTAGAGGAGGAGTTGGACAATACAGATAATACTGCTATGGTTCGTGAACTCGACCGTGTTTTTGAGGCTTTCACAGAAGGTGAAAAACTCTACGGTACTCCATGGAAAGCCCATTTTTACAAGTGGGGGGACAATGGATACGTGGAGTGTGCCATGCTCGCTTTGGTGCGAGATGTCGCGCTTGATCCTCGCTTCAAAGACACGGATCTCTCAGATCATTTTCTGAGACTCGCTTACGCTTTCGTCCTTGAGACTACAGGTTTGACAGAACCTGAAAAACGTCACAGACTAGATTGGTTTGATATACATTGCACCATGATAGCTGCTTGGACAGTGAACGAAACTCGAGTTAAGGAATCTCGGGAACCTGGCACCCCCAAAATGGGTGTCAAGTTTGCTTCGCCTACAACGGAGTATAAATTAGACGATATCATGGCTGATAACTCGCAAGAGTTTGATCGCTATTCTGAGTTTTTGGATTCACACCCTGACAACTTTAAATCGACAATCAACTTAAATGGTGATCTGTCAAGTGTCAAAACCAATTACGGTTTCGTTCTGAACATTCCCGAGGACTCACCCATGTCCAGAATTACTGGTTATATATGGTACTACGGTTCAACACCCGCTGTACAAGATGACTTTCGCAAGTTTACGACTAGATATGAACGCCAAGTTATACAAAAACCAGTTTTTAGCGAACCACATATTGAGAAACTTACACCTCCCACACCTTTTAAACGGGTGATGAAAGGGCCAGCCAGGCCCTACAATAGTGTTATAGAGCCTATGCCTACGGACACTATGCCTCACGTCAACACTAGGAATTTGGCGGAGGAGAAGGATCAATTGAGAGGTATAGAACGTGAGATGAGCACTCTCCATGTATCCGAAGAAGTCAATATGAAACGCGTCGCAAACATTCTTAAAAACATTGTTTTGCCTGACGAATCCGACGAGAAGGTTCCATGTGTTCGTTATGCGAACGATTACACATCCGTCGGTACTTCTGTCGCAGTTTGCAAGCGACAGGTCCCTTATACCATCGGCAACACCAGTGATGGTGCTGTTCTAACCAATCCTGATGGTCTTATCATCGGTAAGAGGGATCCTTTTTGCAACTTGATCATTTACGATCCTAACCCTACTAAAGCAATGTTTAGTTATGATGCCAACTGGGTTAGTGATGAAACTGAAGTTAATACACCTGGCACGCTTTTGAATCTTTGTGGTTCTGGTGCCCGTGTGTTAATGCCAGCGTATTGGACAAGCAATTCTGGGTATTTACCTCACGGTGACATGTGGTTTTCCCTCAAGGACGAGCGTAGTGGGTTCTTTTACAACTACGTCTCATCCGGGGGTGCTTATTTGACCACTATCACCAACCCTGGAGTGAGCACTTCATATTACAACATCTCGTTTTATTTCGATGATTGTGGAGTGCCCAAAGAAGTTAAGCAATTTACTGCCGGTCTCGCAGCCGGCGGTAGTGCGAGTTTCACTTTCTCCGTGGGTCGGTCAGGGTATTACGCTCAGAAAGTATGGCTATACAATTCAGGTCAAAATGGATTGCCAATGGCCACTGTTGGTTCAGCGATCAACAATTACGGTAATACTAGTGTGGGCAAGTCTACTATGGCTCACCGTGCCGCGTTCGGTTTAGAACAAAACGTCACAGTCACCAATGGC